TTGCATATGGTCTTTCGTATACTGACCCAAGTTTCCGTAGAGATAAATGGAGTATTATTATGGAGAAAGCTCCGGATAATAAAATTTGGGCAGGAAGTGACATTCCGTTTCCTTGGCGTAGTAGCGTCGGTGATCGATTAACTATGGGCGACGTGTGTTACTACAAACCTGGTGATTTAAACAGAATTGGTAAGGAAGGGAAAACTAGCTGGGATAGTTTTAGTTATGGTCTTTATATGGCACATAATACGGAAATACATATTCAATCAGTTCAACGTGCCAATCAATTAATGGATATGGAATGTGCTCGTTACAAACCAGATTGGAGACAGTGGAAGAAAATGAATTCAAAAGATGAGAAAAGTGATAGCCCAAGTGAATGGGTTCCACGTAACATCTTATATTTTGATAGATTTGTACAAGAACTATTTGAAAGTGATGATCCACAAAGTATGCTCAAACATGCTCACAGATTTTTGACTGAACTCCAAGGAGGCCAACAAAGAGGCAAAGTTCAAAATGATGTTTTGAATACTTTTATTGAATTTGAAGATCCCGAGCCAAGTGAGAGTGATCTTTCGAATATGAATGATGACAAAATTGTTGAACTTGAGCACACTTTGGACGATTGATTTATTCAAAGTGTATTGACTTACTTAACTAAAAATAGTATCATAACAGTATGCTTAATACAGAAGAACGTCAGAACGTAACTTACTTTACTGGATACGAAGTTGAGCATACCGTAGCACACGGTATGTACACTTTGTTTGTAGTAGGAACCCCACCATTAGAAAATATTCTTGAATGGGCAAAGCGTTGTGATGTAAAACACATCTATTTTGGTACTAGCCAAAGTTTTAAACCAAAGAATATCTCTCATGAAGAATATAAAGCATGGGATGATATTATTGTTGGTTGCCTAAAAGCCAACTATTGGGTAACGTTAGACTTTGGTGTTGAACACATCGAAGGTATCCTAGAATCTTGCTATAATGAATATCCTAGATTTATCCCTATGATTAGTGTTAAACTTCCCTACATTAATCAACTTAACTACAATGCAACACTTAAACTAGATGATAGAACTTGGGGTGCTACAAATCCAGGAGTTTGGACTCATCATCTCCACAGCCTAATGAATAAAGATAAGTTTACTCATTGGGATCAATATACACAAGACTCAGAAATTACATCAAAATGAACACTGTTTATTCAACTATACCATCCACCAGTGGTAGACTAGCTGGAAGCAAATATCCTAATAAAATTAAAAAGGCAAAAAAAATGAAATTATCACTTAGACAACGATTTAAAAATTGGCTTTTAAGAGATGACCATGAAATAGAAGTTAGTAGAGATATAGTTGTATCAGATAACCTTTCTAGCGAAGGTATGAAATTTCAACTTTATAAAGCATCTGGCGGCTATGTTATAGAAACTAGATCGTATGATCAAAGAAAAGATAGGTCTGAATATCATATGTATATTGTTACTGATGATAAAAATTTAGGCAATGAAATTGGTAAAATTATCACTTTAGAAAGTCTAAGATGAAACACCCAACCTTAAAAATTAAATCGGCCGTTGTTAAAGAAAACCTTAGTTATAGGGTTAAAGTTGAATCATGGGAGTCTATAGCACCCGAAGGTCTGATTGCTGTAAATTTTATTCAAGAAAGCCTAAATAAAGACGGTGAGGTTGATTTTTCTAGCACATACAGTTATAATATGACTAGAGAAGAAATTAATAATCTTTGTAAGGTGCTATCCGAAGTATGACAACTATCAAACAAGACATTCACCCTAACAAAATGATTTGGGACGGAGAAACTACGATGATTATTAAACAAGACATTCGTCCTAATAAAATGATTTGGGTTACCTTTCGTAAAGAAGGTATTCACAAATATCCCGCAGCCGCAACAGATCCAAACCTAGCAACAGGAGATGAATATGATGTTTCGTTTTTGGCTAATCCCCATCGCCATATTTTTCATTTTAGGGTATGGCTTAGTGTCACCCACAATGACAGAGATGTGGAATTTATACAATTCAAACGATGGTTGGAAAGATTGTATTCTAGCAACGAAGGTGTATTGTCGCTAGACTATAAGAGTTGTGAGATGATGAGCGATGACTTATATGCTCAGATTCACACAAAGTATCCAGATCGAGAGATTTGGATTGAAGTCTCCGAAGACGGAGAAAATGGTTCATTTATCAAATATTAATTTAAAGGAAATTGAAATGGCACAGCCTGCTTGGCTCAAAAAGTATCTTACCATGAAACCGGAAGTTAATAAAATTTTCGATGATTTGGAGGAGTGGCATAATCATTGCCGTTTTGCAATGATAGAATTCAATCCAGCACATCTTTATAAGACTAACGATTATAAGGAATGGTCACGCAGAAAATCAAATAAATTTAGGAGAAATCCTCGATTTAATAAATCGAATGATAGATACTAATGAATGTATTTTTAGTTGATTTAGAAGCAGTGGAAACAAGATACACAGGCGAGTGGAAGGTTCACTTGCCTGCCTTGTTAAGAAAGAGAGGACACAATGTTCAAATTATTAGTGGTGTGGAAGATATTCCTAAAGCCACTACTCCTGGCGCCTTTCTTAATTTTGGCGGCACTAATATCTACAAGGCTAGCCAAGTTGAGCAAATGGGAAGACTCTTCTGCGAAGGCAAAGTAAAAAATAATGATCATTTTATTTTTACTGACGCTTGGCATCCTGGTATCATAAATTTAAAGTACATGAGTGAACTTCTTAATATACCAATTAAGATTCACGCATTGTGGCATGCAGGTAGTTATGATCCTCAAGACTTCTTAGGCAGATTAATTGGTAATGCCCCATGGGTTAGGCATGCAGAAAAATCTTTTTTTCATTGCATTGATCATAATTATTTCGCTACTCGATTCCATATTGATATGTTTTTCGAAAATCTATTAAATGACGATGTTTTTGAAAATCCATGGAAAAACGAAGACAGAGCTAGTCTTTTGATGACATTAAAAGTCATAAAGTCTGGATGGCCTATGGAATATATGCAGGATACATTGGTGCAATACAAAAATATGCCTAAGCGTGACCTTATCCTTTTTCCACATCGCATCGCACCTGAGAAGCAAGTTGAAATTTTTAGAGATCTAAAAGAACACTTGCCACAGTACGAGTTCGTAGTCTGTCAAGAAAAGCAACTTACTAAAAATGAATACCATAACTTATTAGGTGAAGCAAAATTAGTATTCAGTGCCAATCTTCAAGAAACACTTGGCATTAGCTGGTATGAAGGTGCAATAGTAAATGCTATTCCTATGGTTCCGGATAGACTTAGCTATAGTGAAATGGCTTTGGACACATTTAAGTATCCTAGTGAATGGACAGAATCTTTTGAATCATACGCTGTACATAGAAAAGAAGTCTGTCATAAGATTATACAGTATATGGAAAATTACGAAAAGTTTTTACCAAGCCTAAATAAGCAAGTTGAAATGTTAAGTTCTGAATATTTCAGTTGTGATCAACTAATGTTGATGTTAAAATAATATATTATCTATGACTTGGAGAAATTATGGTTTATAATAAAATGTATGAAAGTAATGACGAAACAGCACTAGATGCTATGGCTGGTGATGGTGGCTACAAAGAATCATACCTAGGCGATCATCTTCGTTTTAAAATGAAACGTGAAGGTAAACGTTTTTGGGCTGGCGATAATATTAGCGACTTTCTACACGAAGGCGACAAAGAAAAACTAATTGACGAAGCAACTGAAGCATTTGAACTAGTGCTTGATCGGTTGCTGATTGATCGTGAAAATGATCCCAACAGTAAAGGCACAGCGCGGCGCCTTGCTAAAATGTACTTTAACGAAATAATGGCAGGTAGATATGAACCAGCACCAGACGCAACTTGTTTCCCAAATGATTCGGAGGACCGTTACGAAGGTATGTTGGTTGTTCGCAGTGAGCTTCGCAGTATGTGTAGCCATCATCACCAACCCGTTGTTGGCGTTGCTTATATTGGTATTATTGCGGCTGAGAAACTCATCGGACTTAGCAAGTATACGAGGATCGCTCAGTGGTGTGCCCGTCGAGGTACTCTCCAGGAGGAACTTGCTAATGACATTGCTAGGGAAATCGAAAAAGCCACAGGAGCAAAAAATCTAGGTGTCTACATACAAGCAACTCATGGGTGCTGTGAGAATCGTGGTATTATGGCACATAGTAGTCTTACACAAACTACAGTGCTAAAAGGATCTTTTAAAACTGATCCTGGTGCAAAAAAAGAATTCTTTGATAACATTAAACTACAACAGGAATTTGCTCCTAGATAAGGAAAATTATGGCTAACTGGATTGTTAAAACTTACTACAAAAAATCAATTGAAGAACACGAACATTTTGTTAAAGATGGTAAAGAAATTACACGCAAGACTGGTTGGCGTTCTGGATCTTGGAATGTAACTACTAGCGACGATAATCTTCCAGAGTTTGAATTCACATATGTCCCTGGTGGCGATGATCGAAAAGATAGTATAGACATGAACAATTGTTATTATAATAATATTGAAAATGTCGAACTGATTGAAACCTGGGATGGATGTTGGGAAGATATTGATTTTCCCGAAGACATGGCGGAAGAAGAACGAGAACGCCTAATGGAAGTGATTGAAGAAGAAGGTTTCTATGCATTAGAGGATGAAGAAGATTGGTATTCTAGCGATACTGAATGCTGGATATGGGGTCCTATTCTTATTGAAAGCTCAGAGGGAACTCAAGTAAAGATTATCTGCGCAGATGAAAACGGTAATGTAATTGACTTTAAGGAGGAAGAATGAACTCTGTAAACATGGCTAACGATTTAATTAATCGTGCAAAAAATCTT